TGCGAGCCATCCACTCGTCATACTCGGACTTGAGCAAGTCGCCGGCCGAGCCCTTCATCTCGAAAGGCTTGCCACCGCCAGGGATGAACCGCATCTTGGACTTGAGCTTGAGATTCCCGCTCATCAGCGCGTCGAACGTTCCCTGCCAGAGAGCAATCTGCTCAGCAGTCCAGTTCTCCGGGCAGCACACCATCACATCAGGACATGTGCCCTCTGCCCAAAAATTCAACATGTATATCGTCTTGCGCACCTGTTGAGTAGCCTCCATCAGGATCTGCTCAACCTCGGAATATCCCCGGATTGGATTCTGCGCCCACCGATGCCGCGGCATGTAGACAATCTCGCGCTCGGTAAAGTTGTCCATCGGGAGGCCCTTGACGATCTGCGTGTATGCCAGGGATGGCCAGTCGGGGATACGTCCGCGGTCGTCGATCTTTGGCACGATGGTATTCCCGTCAATCACTTCCAGCGCGTAGGGCTTTGTCCCGGTCCTGTTCTTCCAGATGTAGACGGTGGCAGCATCAATGGTGTACCGCTCACGGAAGATCATCTCCATCCACTGCGGATAAGGTATCTTCCGATCTGGCATCTTGAAGAAGGCGTTGAGTTCCTTGATACGCGGGTCGTCTTCCGACTTCACGCCTTTGGCCGGGTTCTTCAGAACAAACTTCCATGGGAGGCTAACCAGTTCATCGACGCGCGCGCTCAGTTCGTTGGCGATGATTCCCGAACCCCGCACGATGCCGCGCAGCATCTCGCCCAAGACGATGTGCCGGTTGACGATCTCGAGGTTGTAGCCGGTGGGGTAGTCCCACTCGCGGACGTCCACGATCGATGGAGGGCCGAACGGCTGGACTGGCTGATAAGGGCTGAAGCGGTTGCGCTCTTCGTCTACGTCGGGGATGAAGTCGGAGGGAAGGAGGCGGTCATCGGGGCCAGGACGGTCATTTTCAGGGTCCCGAACTGGCAGAGTAGGCCGAACGCCTCCGCGATTCCTTGCGCTCAAGATTCCATACCGCGGATTCAGGAGCGTCATTGAGCCGCCCGTAGCGTCCGGCATCTTCTGCAATGCCTTGTCGTTCAGCCGCTTGCCAAACACTGTATCGTCGTTTATCTCGGTCGGTTCATCCCACAAGGCCATGGTGTGTGCTCCCGTGGTCTAGTGTATCAACCCGAATCACTTCTGGGCGCACATCAGGCACTTGCAGCCCGGTGCGTGGGCTACCAGTGGTTTTTGGGAGAGACATTTCTCCATAGCTATCAGCGTAGGTAGTACCGCTTCGAGGCGGGAAGGGCCAAAGATTTTCTTTGGAGTCCTGCCAAGAGCGGCTTTGCGTATCCGTTTGGCTGCGGCATTGCTGGCTAAAGCCATGGTATCGGAGGTGGGAATGATTTGAGCTTTAGGTTTACGGTTTGGGCACACTTGAGCGCCCCTATACTTTCTTGCGTCCATCGCCTCCTGAAAACCCGCTGTATCAACAGGACACAAAGCGGCCCAAAGCCCGTTCACGATCACCGCCGTCTGCGTCATTGATTCATCCTTGGCCCTTTTGTAAATCATTGCGGCCAGTTCATCGGGTATGCGTATTGCGACTAGTTTGCTCATGGATGGAGTGTATAACAGTCCCGATGCGTATAACAAGCGGAATCTGTATAACGCCTTCAGGACACCCACGATGGCCTTGCGCAGTCAGGGTGCATCCGGCGTATGCCCTCTTCGACCACGGTATCGCCAAGAGGCTTGCCGCAATGATCACAGAGGTCTTGGGGCGCAAGGGCAGCCATAGCGCGGTTGTAGGCGGTCAGAGCGGGTGCTTTGACGGGTGTGGCGATGGTAGGGGCAGGTCTAAAGCCGGGAGTCTTGGGATTCGAGTCCTGATCTCCACCAGTTTGCACCGCCAGCGCACCCTGGTAATACTCAAGCAGTCCGGCGCCATTCTTTGCAACTTTTGCAAATGCCAGCATGATTGCCTCGGCCCGGTCGGGACTCTTGACTCCCCGCTTCCGCATCGCTTCCTTGGACTCAATCTCCGTTTGCCCACGGCTATTCGGCTTCCATCGGATGCTGGCAAGTTGGGAAATGGTCGTCTCGTCGTCGAGTCCTGCCAGGTCTCCGCTCTTGGCGCGCATCCGCAAGCCCCAGTACAGTTCAGCCTTGAGGTTCACGAACTGCTCTTTGTCTGCCGGCGACTCGCCCACGTTGACCGCATTCGACGGGAATCCCAAGTCTTGCAGATGTTTGTGGAGGTAGTAGCCGATGCCGGCCGAGTCAACGTTCAGAGTCCCGATGCGGCCTTCATACCGCCTGAGTGCGCTCACCAGCTCGCCGCGGGGATCTGGATTGCCCCAGCCGATGATCTCAAGAATCTGGAACCCGCAGCGGGCCACCATCACCGTCTCATCCTCGCCAGGACCCGCCACGTCGATGCCGATGTCTACTTTGCCCTCGTATGTCCGTGTGTCCCGTTGCGCGCGCTCCAGCCATGCCAGGGAGAGCAGGGCATCAGGACTCTGAGAGGGAAAGTCTCCCATGACGCGTGAATCCCAACGGAAGTCTCCCGGCCCCCACTCCTCGAACCGCTCTTTGACCCACCGCCTGGTGGTCAGCCATGGCATGACGTTCTGGTCAAGCTCTTCTTCGGACAGGTCCATCAGGTCGCGGCCATCAGGATCACCGAGCGTTACGGTGATTGGAGCGCCTTCTGAGTCCTGAGCCTCATACGAAAGCTTGATGCCTTTGAAGTTGGGCGTGTCGAAGGCGCTGATTGTGAATGGCTGGATGCTGGCGCGCTTGCTGTGGAACTCATCGTAGAAGGCGCCAGATGAGATGGTAGGGTTCCCCAGCTTCAGAATGCGCACATCGCCGCCGGCCCGAATGCCCTCAATCGCTTCGATGATCTTCGGGTCAACGCCAGGCGCTTCGTCGATGATGATGAGCACATGGTCGGCGTGGAAGCCTTGGAACTTGACGCCCTCGTCCTGTTGCTGGACGGTCGTCGTGAAGCCGAGCGCGTACCGCATCGGGTACTTGGTTTTATCAAACTCCAGCTTTGTGAGGTTGGCGGACGGGAAGGGATACTTGCTCTTGACGAGGGCCTTGTGGATTTCACCCCACATCAGGACCTCGACCTGCTTTTTCGTGGGAGCCGTGGTCACGACGATGGCGTTCTCGTACCGCGCCAACCACCAGAGAGCGAGTTGCGCAGCTTCAAAAGTTTTGCCGCTGCTATGGCAGGCTTTTACGTTGACCTTCGCCTGGGGCTTTGTGAGCGCCATGGCGATTTCTTTCTGGACACTCCAAAGATCGGACCCCAGCCAGTGTAGTACAAACTTGACTGGGTCCACGAGTGTACTACGGATTTTGGCCTTCTGTACTACAGTGAGCGGCTTCATTCTCCCTTGAGGATACTATCGAGCACGCTCACCTGCACTGGATTGTCTTTGTCGCCGGCCAGCGTGGTGCGGTCACCGTACTTCGCCTTGTTCGTGCCCTTGAGCAGGAAGATCAGAAGTGTGTCGCTGTACTCCTGGACGTAGCCCACGCGCGCGCCGCCTTGATAGACAGGCTTCTTCACTCCCTCGTATGCACGGCGCTTCGCCTCATCCTCCAGCAGCCCTTCGCCTTCCTTCAGAGCCTCATCCCAGTCCTGCTGAAACAGTTCATCCTCCCGGCGCCAGTCGTAAGCGGTGCGCCGCGGGAGTCTGCTCAATTTGCAGGCTTTAGTGATGTTCCCCGTCGCTTTCAAGGCGTCAAGGAACCTCGCACGCGTTTTAGGGGCGCGATTTGTACGAGGTGGAGGGCCTTTTACGAGGTTTGCCATGAGTTTATTAAACCTTCTACAGTGCTGTTTCGCAGGTGCTTTCGAGTTCCTTGTAGACGCGCAGCATCTCGATTGTGTCTCCGCCAGCGATGGCCTGCTCACCCTTCTTGATGTCCGCTTGGAGTCCCATCTTCCCAAACACGCCAGCCGGGCCGATCTGGTCGTAAACGGGAATGATCTTCTCGCGGATGAAGTTGCACTTTTGCTGAATGCCTTCGATCAGGTTCATTGCGTCCTCCGGCGGCTACGCCGCCCGCTTCGCCGGCAGTATCATGACACGCTCCGAACGCAAGGCCGAGCCACGCTCACACACTACGAGGTGTACGAAGAGCTGGACTCGGGGCTTGGGGAGTGTCTTTTGGGTCCTGTCGGCCATTGGATTTACCACCATGACGGGATTATAAAGCATCTTGTGTCCTGATTTATCCAAAAACACGAACGGCCCACCGAAGTGAGCCGCAGTGCACTGGATTCTGTTCCCAAGTTCCAGCAACTCGGACGGTGTTTAGGCCGCCATCGGAAGAGCGACAGGCTCACTCACCGGGAAGGTGAGCAACTTGGCGAACTTCGTACCGACACTTTTGAGAGTGGCAGTTTTCATCTGATTCTCGTTACGGTGAGCATCAATCCCGGCACGAAACTGTAGTCCGCTGATCCCGTCGAAACCGTGACGAGCCCACCAAAGCCCCAATCGATTTACGCTCCCCGTCGTTCAAAAGAACTCTGCTGCAACGAAGGGGCTTTGGTGGACCCGGCGGGAGTCGAACCCGCGTCCGAAATCATCTTTCTACAGCGTTGACGTGCGTACTTTTGGGGCTTCACGGTGTTCTGTGGAGCGCCTCCACCATCACGTCAAAAGAGGACGTGAACTCAATGTTGATAAATGTACCACGGTTATCGCGTTGCTTCAAATAAAAACCACGCGCGCCGCTCCGCCTCGTCAATCCACACCTCAATCATCGCGGTTGAGGCGTAGTCGTCGGCCAGGGCGCAGACTGTATGGGCGCTGCGCAGTTGGGCGATAAGAGTCCTGTTGTCGGCAAGAAGCTCCTTGAGCATCATCTCTGGCGCCGGGCCGGGCTCGTCTGAGTCCTGAATCCGCTGCAAACGGGCAATCTGACCAATCGACCGAATCGTGGTCCCGCCGATCTTGCGCACCCGCTCCGCAATGTCGTCCGTGATGCCGTAGATTTGCGTGGCTTGCTCGTCCAGAAGCAGGTGCCAGTCGCGGAAGTGCGGGCCGGTCATGTGCCAGTGGAAGTTCTTTGTCTTCAGGTACAAAGCGAAGCAGTCGGCCAGAAGAGCGTTCAGCGATTCGGAGAGCTTATCAACGTTCGCAGGACTGAAACCGTCTGCAACGTCTGAGCCTTGATAATCTCCGGTGGAGAATGGGAAGTCCATGGTGGTCACCTCGGAGACATTGTAGGCGTTTTGGGTCCTGATGCAACAGAAAACCCCCGGTCGCCTTGTTGTGGCGTTGCCGGGGGTCGGTGTTGCGCTCTGCGTCGGGTGAGGGATTAGCGGGGTGATTCCCAGACTAGAACCGGCCAAAGATTTCGAGTCAGGAACCAACGGAGGGTGGAATCACCCATCGCTAAATTATCTTGACATATTCAAGTGGAATATGCAATGTTTGTTTTGCCAGAGATTTCTTGAGTATGGAACAGCCTCTCGAAAATTCGACAGTTCTGAGTCCCGATGTTCTCAACATCAAGGCTGCTGCTGAGCCAATTTTGCGCCTAGAGTGGTTTCGCTAGACGCTTTAAAGGGTCATGCCGGTGGAGGCGGGGTGCCGTTACCCTATCGCCCATCGTGACCGCTGCCTTGGGAGCCTCCATGTGAGGCTGACGCAGTGGACGGCGAGACAGAGGCAGGGTCGCCCATTGAAGGGTGCAACTCTACAAGTCAGGGAAATCACCGGGGAAAATCCCAAATGGTGATATTTCCTCCCTGATGCTTGTAGGGTTAGGGGGGTTTAAATGCAACAACAAAAGCAAATACAACAGCAAGAAAATAGGGGGAAGTGTATGCCAAGGATGCTCGACAGAGAGTCGCTATCAGCAGAGGAGAGACTAGACAAGTCAACCGCAAGGGCTCTTGACCATCTTGGCAGGACTCGCCTCAATAATGTGCAGAGAAACCACGCAAAACTATGGTCCATGGAAGCTGCTCATGCAGTATTTGAGTTGCATCCTGATCTACGTGAAGAGGGCTCACTGCTGCGGTATTTCGTCGCCAAAGAGGGGCGAAAGAGTGGCCTACGCGGCGCGGCCTTGACCGCGTTTGTCGAGAGTGAGTTCAGCGCGGGAACTTGGTGGCATCTGGTTCCCGAATCAGTTTTGAAAGGGGAATCAAAGTGAGCCAGAAAAAAACAGAAAAGAGAACGCCGCTGGAGCTACTCAAACTACTCAGCGGGTGGCTGGAAGACGACCTTCGCATTCATTACGCGGAACCTGCCATTGCGGAGATCAAAGCGCTCAACGCGCACAACGAAACCCTTCTGACTACGTTTGTTGGGTTTATCGTTTGCTCGGTGGGTTGCAGTGAGAAACAGGCACTACATGAGATTGGTGTCCTGTATGCGATGGCGAACGCAGAAAGGAAGAAATCGAAGTGAACGAACTTGCATTGAACATCGCAAAGATGAGTAGCCGAGAGATTGCCGAGAAAACCGGCAAAGAGCACAAGCATGTATGCCGTGACATTGAGGCAATGTTTGAGCAACTTGACATTGATTCAGACAGGTATGTCCATTTTTGGACCCACCCCCAAAACGGCCAAGAGTACCGCGAATTCCTTCTTCCAAAAAGGGAATGCCTCATCTTGGCCACGGGCTACAGTGTCCCGCTCAGGACTCGAATCATCGACCGATGGACCGAGCTGGAGGCTGCGCAAACTTCTGCGTTGGCACTCCCAGACTTTGGAAACCCGGCTGCCGCAGCGCGGGCGTGGGCTGACCAGTTCGAGCGGCGCCAACGCGCAGAGTTCCAGGCATCCGAGTTGGCCACCGAGAATGGGGTCCTACGCCCCAAGGCTTTGATCGTGGACCGCATCAACGACGCCGAAGGGCTTCACACCATGGCTGAGGCTGCGAAGATCATCGGGACAGGTCGCAGTCGCTTATTTCGTTTCCTCCGCCAGGAGCACATCTTCGACTGCCACAACATGCCACTTCAGCAGTACATTCCCAATCGGTTCGTAGTCAAAGAGCGGCCATTCATGCGGGGCGACGAACGCAGTGTCTATGCCCAGGTCTACGTGACCGGGCGCGGGATAACGTGGCTGACTCCAAAGGTTGCCGGTTTGGGTCCTGATGGGCAAGGGGAGTTCTTCGAGTAAACTTTTCGCTTGACACGCTCACAACCGTTCGGTTACAGTTTCGGTCATGAGGAAATACGCAAAAAGCGATGTGATGCTGGCCCTTCGCGGGATGATTGCAAAGTCCAGCCAAAGCCAAGTGGCAGCAGGACTCGGATACACCCAGCAGTATCTATCTCAGGTCCTGATGGGCAAGAAGGCGCTGACGTTCGATCTTGCCTTGCGCGTGGGATTCATTCAACTGCCCGATGCTTATATCCGGGCACCGAAAGGAAAGGTGAAGTAGTGGACAACCAGAATGCACTGCAAGTTCAGGACACTGACAAACTGGCCGAGTACCAAGAGCAAAGCATCTCCATGGTGCAGCATCGGGAAAAGGCCAAGATCGAATCCCGCTACATCATGGCGCTGCGTCAACCGCGGGACCTGGAAGTGGTTCGCCAGAAGATGCTGCGTGAATGCAGTCGTCCTTCTTTCTGCGCTCCCGACATGAGCAAGAATGGATCGAGCGTGGCAATCTACCGTGTCCCGCGCGGCGGAAGCAAGATCGAGGGTGTTACGATCCGTTTCGCGGAAATGGCAAAACGCTGCTACGGTCACATCTTCGTGGAAGTTACTCCCCTCGGCGAGGATGAGACACAGCAGATTTACCAAGTTGAGGCAACCGACTACCAGAACAACGACGGCGGCAGCGAGATCGTTATTGTCCCGAAGCGCATAGAGCGCAGTTATGCGAAGGACTCGGATGTGGTTCTCGGGCAGCGCATGAACAGCAAAAACGCCACGGTCTACACCATCGTGCCGACTGACGACGACCTTCAAGTGAAGCGCAATGCCCTCAACTCAAAGGCAAGGCGCAACGTCATCATGCAGTGCATTGACGGCTGGCTGGTGGAAGAGTGCAAGGCGAAGATTCGTGAGACGGCGGCGGCCAAAGACGCAGAGAACCCCGGCGCGGCCAAGACTCAAATCTTCGATGCCTTCGCTTCTATTGGAGTATCAGCAGTTCAACTGAACGACTACATCGGACACACAAACGCTTTGAGTCCTGCGGAGCTTGATGAACTGCGAAGCCTGTACGGTGGAATCAGCGAGAAGTACACCACTTGGGCAGAGATAGCGGCCAGTAAGGGTGAAGGCAAAGACGACGGATCGGCAGAGCGCATCGAAGTGCTGGTGAAGGAACTCGAATACACCCCCGCACAGGCCAGGACGAAGAAGGCGAAGTATGCCGGCCGCCCCAAGGAACTGATCGAGTGGCTTGAGGGTGAAGTTGCCAAGAAGCGCAACGACGGCAGCAAGCGCGAAGATCCTCTGAAGAAGGAAGAGCCCAAGCCTGAGCAGAAGACCACTCACCGCGAGTCGGCCGAACCGGAGCCACAGCAGGACGCAAAGCAGTCTGGTCCTGTTGAGCAAGAGAAGCCGAAGATCACGCCGCCACCGGCTGGTGACTTCAGCAACTGGTAATCAAGTTTCGGCCATCCCCTCTTGGGTAAGCTGGCCGGAAGGTGCGCGGAAG